TCGCGCATCAGTACACCGTTTCGAAGACATCACCTGAGAGGAGTTCAGCTACGCCAAGTGGGATGTTGCTTAGGGTGGCTTCTGTCGTGGCCTCTCTATGGGAGTACCAGTGAGATACGAGCAAGAGCATTGCAAGCTTGATGGTTTGGGGGCAGTTGTCTACTTCAACGCCATCGCCGTATGTTCCTGATGTATAGGTCACTTGAATCTGACCCGGAATGTACTGATTCTGATACGGCCAGAAGGTACCGGGGGATGGCATGATGCGGCCGGGTTCTGAAACTGTATCGACCACGTATTGCGAAGGGTCGAGTGTGATGCTGACGTTGTTGTTGCTCAGATATGTGATCGATTGAACGGAGACAAGTCCAGGCTTGGGAACGAGTATCGACAGGGATCGGATGTAGCTGCTCACGTAAGCGTACTGGTCTGCACCGTTTACACACTCACTTGCGAGCGGAAAGTAGTCCAAGGTCAGCAGCATGGATCGGTTGTAGATCGACCGCTGCATGAGCTTTTCGCAATACTGACGAGCGGCGGTGATATAGCCGGTAATTAGGCTGTCGTCCTGCGTGAAGCTTGAATCCAACACGAGTTGCTGTTTACAAGTTGCAAGCTCGACAGGTTCAGCCGCGGGTTTTGAAAGCTCTTTGTAATTTAACGGCATGAGGATCGACCAAAAGGATGTCCGAGGCCATTGCTGACCTCGGACAAGGTTGTTACTTGATGGTGAGGGAGGTGTCTATGAAGGCCGAGTTCCAGAACCTCGTCATCACTTAATCGTCAAACTTACGAGCGAAGGAGTTGTGCTCGATGCAATGGTTGGCGCACCGCCTGCACGGGCGAAGGCAACAACACCAAGGCGATTCAACTCGATCCAACGGTCGGCGCTCTGCTTGATGACGATGCCGGGTTCAACTTCACGCAGACAGTAGGCGGCAGAGTGATCACCGTAACGGATGGGCATATTACCAGTCGCAACGGTGGGGGCATACTGATCGATCTTTACAGGGAAGCCGAAGATGGTTCCTGCAAAGCCAGAGATTCCGCCATCATTGAAGGGTAAGAACAAGGGGCGGTTGTTCGCATCAGTCAGGTTCGTGATCACACCCAGAGTGGCGGTACTGAAAGACCAGACTGCATTTGCTGAGTAGGCAGGATCGAGGGCTGTCATCAGGGCAACCAAGTCGGCGTAGCCAACCTTAGCGGTGGTGGCGGTTGTCAGGGCTGAAGGTGCGGAAAGAGCAGTGAAGTTGCTGCTGTTGCCTTGCACGATGGCCTGAGACACCGAACGCTGATAACGAAGCTGGATGGCTTGGTTCACATCGGTCACAAGGTCATAGCTGACATCCTGAATCAATTTGTTGTCGAGCAGGATTGGATTGCTGCGAAGTCCGTCCACCTTAACCGTGACGCCAGTTACAGAGGGGTCAGTTGTGCTGGTGGAGGTGCTGTCTAAAACGAAGCCATTTTCGGTATCGTCCCAGAGGGGAACGCGTACATCTTCACCAGTCGAGGTCTTCAGGCGACGAACGATGTCCATAATAGAGCCAGCGGACTTCTTCGCCTGAACAGGTTCGATAGCAGCGACGGGGATCATGTATCCGCCATTAGCAGCTACAGTGAGGTCGCGAGTCTCGAAACGTTCGCCTTTCAACATGGCACGTAGAGCAATGTTCGAAGCCTTATTGCGCTCCTCATAGCTACGCTCATCTCTCGTTTCATGGTTCTCAACTGAGCCACGGGGAGGAGTATTGGAAGGAACGGAACGCTGCTCTGACTCGGCGCAAGCTTCCATACGTTCAATGTCTGTCTTCAGTGTGTTTGCGTCGGCCAGCATCTGGTCAACAGCGGAGCGGGTTTCGGCGGTAACGTTCTCGCCTAGCATGGCGGTACGTGCGTCAATAAGGAGCTTGTTACGCTTCTCTACTAATTCTCTATAAGTCATTTTTTGGTCTTCTACGAAACAAAAGGGGGATGCCGCGCTGGAGGAGCACGGTGGGGTGTTGAGGAGGTTTTTTGGAGCGGAGGGGTGTTGCGGAGGGAAAAGCTAGACTGCTTCAGCGATACGAATCAACAACTCAGTATTGAGAAACCAACCTTTATCTACTTCTAGGGTGACTGGCATCACAGCTATATCGGCGTTTGGCTGTTCGAGTCGTGATCTCATCTCTACGGGCATGGAATCGGGCAGAGATCGGACGGTGCTGTTTGCTGCTTCGTAAAAGGGATAGGTCACAGGGGATACATCCAACAATTCTTCGATTTCGAGGATGGTCCTAGTGATTGTTCCGTCTGTGTTATCTGTCCACTGATCACGAGCACAGATGAAGCCGAAGGATGAGCCGGTCACGTCCTTACGTCTCATGGACACGACGAGGTCACGAGCGCATTGGGTGTCTGGTGGATCGATGGAATAGTTAAGGCCACGCACATCGACATTCAAGGTCAACGTTCCAGAGGTTGTTCTTCCGAGTACGTGATCGGGATTGTGGTTCCATAGACCTCGCACGTCAGGATTCGATGCAAGCACCTTGTCAAAACAATGTGGGTCAAGCGTTTCTGTCCATAAGCCATTGCTGGCCGGTGAATTAAAGACGGCTGCATAACCCTGAATGGTGGTCGGCTGGTCAGGATCGCTGACTCGGAACTCGGTCGTAATATGTCTACGCTCAATCTTCATCTTCTACCTGCAATGTGGGAAGGGGGGTGGTGTGCTTGGGTTCTGCGGCGAGAACGTTTTCAGCAGATGTCATATTTACAGGACTGAGGAGGATGTCTCCTTGTGGTCCGATCGGTGCAAAACCCAACATGGCGCGAGCTTCATTTCCTGTAAGGACTGCCCATTGTCTGCCTAAACTGATGGCTTGCATCTTCGTGGCGAAATCGCCTCTTAGCCGTTCGGATTCATCGAATTTCACGAAAAACTTAGGAGATATAATAAGCTTTCTTCGAATTTCAGCTTCGATCCTCATGGTGATGGGACGAAGTGTGTCCGTGACGAAACCCTGTTGTTGACCGGTGTAATTGTTATTCGATAACTTTTCTAACGATCCCAGCATGTGAGCAGGAATCTTGAACATCGCGCCGATATCTGAACGTTGATAGTTTCTGGCAACAAGAAATTGAGAGTCTTCAGGACTCATACCCATAGTTTTTACATCCCAGTCACCCCACAGAATTCCCTGTTTGTGTTGGTTCATGCCTGAGTGAGCGGCTTGCCATGCTTCAACGAATTCTTTCTGAGCTTTAGCGTCAGGCTTACTAGGGGTCTTGTTGATCAGCAGTGAACTTGGTTGCGCTCCATTGGCGAACCATCGGCCACCGAATTTCTCCATCGCTTGCGCCAGTGCGAAGGTTTCTCTAGCGGACGTGACAGGACTGAGCCCTTTAATACCGTCGAGCGAGAAAAGTGGAAAATGGAGAACGTCGGCTGAGGGAATGATTCGGTATGCACCATCACTCATGCCGTCCGAAGTCTTAAAGGCTAGTTTGCCGGCAGTATTACGTATGGGTTCAGTTTTGAATGGGTGCAGAGGCCATATGGATTCTGGTGCTCCGGATGGATCGCGGATGATCTGTGCGTAGCCATTGCCAGCAAGTGCGCTGCAACCAACCATCGTCGACCAAAAGGTGAAGGCTGACATCTCCCCGTTCGGACTCTCAACCAAAAGAGGCCATAGAGAATGATCTGTAGCTGGGACATTACCAGCATCAGTGCGCCTCATGAGATGACAAGGCAATGATGCAACGGCTTCAGCCAAAATCGTAACGCACGTATAAACGGTGGAGATGGCGAGTGCTGAACGTTCTGTGACAATCTCCCCAGCACTGGTTGAACCTCCGCCGATGTCACCCCATGCAGCTATTGCAGTGAGGGGTGTGGCAGGGCTTGAGAGGTTCCAGCGCTTTTCGACAGGACTGCCATCGCTCAGGCTGAGCGTCGTGATTTCGGAGTTGAATAAGGGCATGGATTACACAAAGAGGAAGCCATAGTCGGCTGATGGTTCTGGTTCTGCGAGACGAGCGCGAGTCATAGCAATAAACAAGGCCATGGCACAATCGATTTTGCTTTCCGGACGAGCCTTATCTGGCATGGTGTAGTTGCCAGCGGCTGTCTCGCGTGTGAGAACGTTTGACATGCACCACGCCAGAACGGGATGGCCGTTGTGATGAAAACGGCCATCGTAAATCGCTGCTTCGAGTTCCTTCATGGCCGGTGACAAGACCGCAGGGGAAGGTGGAACCTCAACACGAGTAATGCCTGATAGTTCACTGACCCGTTGTGACCACTGATCTGCATAACGAGCGTCGTAGCAGAGTTCTCGAATTTGGTTATTGGCGATGTCTGAGAGTGCGTCTGTTTCTAACGCTGCATAGTCGATGGAACTGCCACTTGTGGAGGTAAGGTGGCCTTGCCGCGACCAGCCGAGGTAATGCTGATATTCAGGGGCATTGACTCGTTCTTCTGGCAGGTAGCAGCGGCTGAGAGCATAGTAATGAGGTCGATCTCCCTGACTGTCATCGCGATAGAGACGAACTACGGCAGAGAGGTCGAGCTTGCTGGCGAGGTCGCAACCGATCCAGCACGAAAGATGTTTTACCGACTCCTCAGTGAAATCTGCGTCGTAGCACTTCTGCCAAGCGGACATATTCATCCACGCTGCAGCGGCAGACGACCACAGGTTGAGGTGCTTCGCCTTGAAGATGTTCTGTTTCGCGGGAGTGCGAACTGCCTCGGCTTGATCGAGCAGGATGGCTTCGCGGTCGTTGGAAACACCGAGCAGAGGGTTAGCCATCTCGACGGCCAACGATGAAGACCAATCAACGTCAGGGTCTACACAATGAATCGCAGCAAACAGGCGGTCATCCTGAATGATGCCTTCGAGAACCTTCTCGGCTTTCTGCTGTAGGGCAAGGCAAGGGTTTTCTAAGCTGGCAACACCAGCGGTGGAGATCACGAGGATCAGGGAGCCAGGACGTTTGTTGGCTCCCGTCTTGAAGGTGTCGTACAGCGTGGAGTCTAAGGATTCGTGAAGTTCATCTAGGATTCCGCACCAGACAGAGGCTCCGTCACCGGGTTTTCGAACGACAGGCTGAAAGCGCGATCGGGTCTTTGGCTGGTTGATGCTACGGGCTGCAAGCTCGATGCCGAACTCAGCGAGTTTCGGTTCCTGCTCAACCATCGCCTTTGCAGGACGGAAAACTTCTTGAGCCTGACGATCACTGTTGGCTCCGCAATAGACCTCAGCACCCTTCTCACCTGCAAGAAAGGCCATGTAGAGGCCGATGATTGCAGCTATAGGAGACTTGCCGTTACCTCGGGGCAGCATAACTAACGCTTCACGGTATTTGCGAAGAGCTGTCTGGTCTACCCATCCGAAGATGCTGCAAAGGATGAATATCTGGGCGGGTTCTAATTTGATGCGCTGCCCTTGAAGGGAACCCTTCTCGTGTCTACAGAGCTCAGCGAATTTGCACACCTTGTTGGCTTGCACATTGCTATATAGCCAACGGAAATCCTTACGAGTGAGGTCATCAAGATGGCGCTGGCAAGCTAACCTGATCCACTTCGAAGCGACGATCTTACCGGCGACAACATCTTGCGCGTACTGTGTGGCGCGTGATGCAAAGTCACTAGTTGATAAGGTCGCTCCATTCGTCATTGGGATTTATTTCGGGCCTGCTTACTGATACACGACTCCGGTCAGCCGGTGTCATGCCAAGGGAAGCAAGGCATGAACGTAATTGGGCAATGTCTGCGGTGTTGAAGATGCCGGTTCTAACTCTCGTCATCAGGAGCACGGCGGCTTCTACAACCCAGCGATCACATACAGTCAGCACGTCAGGAGGAGCCGTGGATGCAAGCTCCTTCCAAACTTTCTTCTGTTCTTTAGTCAGGTGGGGTGGGGGAGTGCCTAACGGGTCCGTAGGCTTCGGTTCAGAAGCTCGGTGTGCGTATCTTTTGGCATCGTGCGCCAACGCGCCTCGTGACTCTAAAACAATGGTTGGTGTGCGGGGGCGTGGCATATATTGTTGACGGGAACCTATGACTTCAGAACTGTTCCACCTCTTGTGGGGAAAGGGAATCGTTGTATGGCTGAAGATGCGAAGAACAACACAATCATGCGGGTCAGCATAGAAACACAAATCCGTAACCGTGACGAAGCGACTTTCAGAGTCTCCGAGAAGGTGCGTGGCCTTTCATTCGGTGTTCTTGGCTTTACGTGGGTACTGCTCTCAGCCGATAAGGGGCTTCCCCAGGCAATAGCGAACAACCATCGAATGTGGATTCTGCTTACAGCCACTGTCGCGGTGATTTCACTCTTTTTTGACTTGTTCCATGCCATTGTGTCTCTATCGGTCATTGAGCAAGGGCTTAGCTTCGAGCTAAAACCACCTAAAGACGGGGCGGTAGAGAGGTCTTTTTACAACGACTCGATGCTGGAGGGACTGTTCTATACGTTTAAGCTTTTGGCTGCCATCGGCGCATGTGCCTCTATGTTGCTACTCATGCTTGTAGCGCTTCTGTGGCGCTGAATTCTGAATTGCGGACACAGAAGTTCGACCATGTAGCGGTTTCGGGCCTCGCGCCTTGAAAAGGAGGCAACCCCCCTATCCCTATGTGACCTTCAGCAACTCATACGTGTAATGCTGCTCACCATCTGGGAATAGATACTCGTTTAATAGTTGCCGATCACAGTCTGTGAGTGCAGCCGGATACATTGCCTTTATATGAAATAGCATCATACCGTCCGTTGTCTGGTGTAGGCCGATGAGGCGATAGGGCGGCAGTTGCTTGAGTGTTGTTGCTGCTTTCTCGTAACAGCGGCGAACCAAAAGATCATCTGCAAGTTTGACATGACGAGCAATCTTACGTGGTGTTTCGAGCGATGGCAGCTTCCTTGGCTCGGGCGTCTCCGCGATGTACTGTTCAGTGCGCTTCAGTTTCAAGTTCTTCGTGACATTCCCTACATACAGCGATCAGGTTGCTTCTCTCTAATCTGAGATCAGGACGTAGGCGAACCTTTTGTTTGTGGTGAACGTCTCGTGCCGGTGTCACAATGCCTTTGCTCAGACAATGCTGACATAGGAACATCGACTCCTTAAGGACTATCGATCTGAGCTTCCTCCAATCGTTGTCATATCCGCGACTGGCTGGGGAACCACGCCACCGTTCTATGCTGCGTTTATATGTGGCTTCATGCTCCAAGCAATATCCACTCTCTACAAGTGCAGGACAACCAGACGATCTGCACGCCCTAAACGCTCGTGATGGCATTACTTGATGTCGGCTGCGATGTCCTTGTAAAGACCCTCAGCGGCAGGTATGAAAGTATTCTTGAAGTATGTAAAAAATGCTTCTGCTGATGCCAGTGTGGCGAGATCGGCGGTTAGATTCACGCCCTCACCTGACACTGCTGCTGTACCTGTAGAGATTACTGCACTAGCCTGAGTGACTAGTGTTGCAATCAGAGTTTTTACTTCCGGCTCGTCCTTGATGGCTGTGTCTAACAGCGATATTACGTGGGGAAGATAATCGACTGCCTTGATAATGTCCTTTCCAACGGTCTCTGCTACATGACCGACTTCGATAAATACGTTGCTCATAATTGGATACCGATCAACCTATTTGACTAGGTTGTAGTTGTAGAATGTGGGCATGAACACTTCGGCCCTGATTGCTGACATCGACAAACAAATCGCTTCTCTTCAAGCAGCTCGTATTGCGATTGCTGCTATTTCAACTTCATCTTCAACTCCTGCGAAGCGTGGACCCGGACGACCACGGAAGGCAGCTACTGTCGTTAAGTCTGTGAAGAAGCGGTTCATGTCACCAGAGGGTGCTGCTCGTATTGCCGCTGCACAGAAGAAGCGTTGGGCAGCTAAGAAGAAGGCAGCTAAGAAGAAGGCAGCTGCGGTGGCTTCTTAGTTTGTGATGTACACGTTCGGCTTATGCTTCTTGCCGCTACAAGGCTGAAAATTAAACTTCCACGCATTGATGATTGCGGCGTCCTCAGGGTCTGGTCTTCCTTTGGCTGTTGCATATCTAAAGGTTAAATCGGCGTCTGGGCAACTTGATGGTCCGTGGAGAATGATGCGTTCCTTAATTTGTTTGGGCTTCGGTCCTTTCATATGGTCACTCAATTTGGGAGGGGATTGCTATTCGCTGCTGTCGTTTGGAGGAGGGAGAATTAGTAAACGGCGCGGTTGACGATGAAAGGACCGAAGCCCTCACTATTTCGGAGTCCGGCTTACGTCAATTCCACACAAGCCAACACTTTTTTTATTGCTGCGTGGTATCGGCGTCTCGCTGTCTCGTGCGAATAGCCGTACATCTCTGCGATCTCAGCGAATGACTGATCTTGGAATACACGCAAGCGGATAATTGCTGCGGAATCTTCATCCAGTTCACTGAGGTAAGCCAGTGTGCTGTTCTTGCTCATGTCAGGTGTAGCCTCTTCTGCAAGCAAGGGCATCGAGCGCAATTTCTCCTGACGACGATTCCACTGCTGACGGTGTGACAGCCTCTTCAAAATAGAAGAGGCTTCTGATTCGGTTGTTGGCTTGGTTTCGAGTAATTCAAGATACTGATCTTGGCGATGATCGGGATCGATGGCTGTACAGAGGTGGAAAAAATTCTGAGGAGTCATTACTCACCCCCCTGTGCAGACTTCAGTGCGTTCTGCGATCCTTCGAGCTTATCGACATTTTCGGATAGTGAATCGATGGTCTTCTTCAGGTTCTCCTTGAACCGGTAAACGGTGGGTGGGCGCCTTCCTACGATATGAGCCAACTCTGAAACAGACTTCGCGTTCATTAGCCCAACAATCAAGACGATCCGCTCTTGTGTTGTGAGTCGAGGCTTCTTGCTGTTCATACGTCCACTTTGGGCTGAATGTTGAATATTCGTGCCGTGGGTTGCCGTAAACAAATTGAATGGTGAAAGATTGTTTATGTCATGGTCTAGATGGCAAACATCAAAACTTTTAGGAAGTGTTTCGATACGATACCAGCGCATGTAAAGCCAGCGGTGTGCCGATACGCCTCTGAAGAAGGGGTATCCACCGGACGACTTACTAGCTTTCCATAACCATCGGCCATCTTCAGTAAAATCGACCTTTTTCAAAAATGATATTAGGTCTTTATCATCTGTTTCGATAACGTGTTGTTTACCTGTTAAATCAAAAAAGGCGAACCATGTAGGATCGCCATTGCTTTTGCTCTTTTCTGTTAATGCTGGAAATACGTGTCTGATTGCTTTTTGTTTCCCTGTCTCCTTCTTCATCTCTCCTCTCTGCCTGTTTTATACAGGACTTATGATTTAACTTACTAAATACAGTATATCATAAATGTATGTTTTTTCATATAGATATTTAGTAAGAAAAATTATGAAAAAAGAAGACAGGGAATATGTCTTCTTAATTATGGCAAGAGCATTCACATGATCCATTCTTGCAAAACTTGTGAACGGTGCTGGCGCACATACTACTTATCCCATTGACATCTTTTCGTGCTCTAAAGGTTTCGCTGTATGGCGTGGTCTTCTGTCTCTCGTTCTTCACATAGCGCGACTGACGAAGGTTCATATAGTAAAGCTTGCTTTCGATGGTTCTAAACTCTCGCACTGTGGGTTCACCGCCTTCCACAATAGCTTTACCGGATATCTGAAAGTGTGCGAAGTCACCGTCAAGAAAAGCGTTGATCCCGATGTCTTTCTTGAGGTGATCTCTATTCCGAAACAAAAACTCTAGAGTGGGGGACCAAACTGGAGACTCTCCGACTTGAAGCGGCTGTTGACCATTGAACACATAGTTTGTCTTCATCTCAGCGATTGCACCATCCCATATTTCGTTCCACTCATCTCCACGGAGTTCGATCCATCGAGCGATTTGTTGAGGAAGAGAATCGACGTAGCAACCATCCAAGCCGTATGCAGCCAAGGCACGCGGTACCTGTGTAGGTTTCAGATGGCCGCCGCATTCCGTAACGTGCCGATCCCACGTCTCGAAGATGTACAGGACGGATTCGTTCAACGTGTGTTTCTCCGTCCTTATTTGTTCGATCTGAGGTTCTTCTCGTTGTCTTTTCTTAACTTGGATTTCCGAACGGTTGTAGTCACGGCGGCGCACCCTCTTGCGCTCTATGCCGATTGTCGATCTAGTTGGCCTGCCCATCCGTTTGCGAAGCTGGGGCTCTGGCTTTGCTATTGAATCGTCGCTGAGGGCATTTTCAATCATTTCCTCAATTTGTGAATCCATCTCAGAGGGTGGTTCGATGGGGTCAAGAACGAGAATGCGGATATGGTGGGGTGAGGATTGACGAAAGAGGTCTTCGAGTCTAATCTTCTTATCCGGTGTCGTTTGCTTGAGGACGCTGAGTGCTTGTTCAAACAGTCGCAAGTAATCATCACCTACGCCAACTGGAGTGGTCTTTCTAAACTGCCGCTTGCCTTCGCCGTTGATCTGGAGTGCCCGGCTTGAAATGTGCCAGTGGAAAAGAGAGACACTGGACAAGGAGAGCATATGGGACGAGGCAAGAAGTACCAGCCTGAGCAGGTGGTGAACCT